TTTTATTTTGGATTTTACGAGTAACGGCTACTTACTTACTAACATCTACTCCCAAATGTCAGAAAATAAGTCAACAAACTTAGATCTTACTGAGGATTATAACGAGTTCTGCAAAATGTCAATTGCGGAAGGCGACTCAGTAGCATCGCTTCCTAGTCTCAAAGAGTGGGAAGAAATACGAGAACACATGTCATCAGAAGATAACATGTTAAAGTTCGTCAACCCAAATGCCGGTGCTGCATTATCTACCGTGGCTTCTAATATTATGTCAAATCCCCAGTTACGCCGTATGGTTAACGAGGGCGTTGATTCAATATCTAAACGTGGCGCTGCCACAGCTGCTAAGATTGCATCAGACCTGGCGTCAGGTACTCCTTTTGTTAAAGTCAAGCGTGACTTTGGCGACACAGGCGGTAGCTCAGGCAACTCCGCAGGTGGAAGTGGAACCGCTGGTAAACCATTCAGTCCATATCGTCAGAACTACAATCCTAAACCTGTTCAAGTTCGTCTTAACACAGGGATTGTTCCTAAAACATTTGGTCAATATTACCCAGTTTCGTCGGCATATCAGAAGATTCTAGATATTTCCGCCGTTCAATTTCTAGTACCTATTGCCGCCGCATCTCAGCTTAAAACTTATTTCGATACAGTTATTGCGTTCAACTTCCAGAACAATGCTCAGATGCGTGTAAGTTTCAATGTTAACGCATTGAATAATTTCACAGCAACCAAGTTGCGTAATTGGATGAATGCTTACTCAGACGCGTACGCTAAGTATGCATTCTTCACTACTATCATTGGTTACTGTAATGAACCCCTGCAGCAGAATGAAGGCATCAGAGCTTTAAGAAGTATGATTACTCCTCAATTACTGGATGATCTCTCTCAGCTCGAGAATATGCTTGATGGTACTCCTGCTCCTCCTAAGTTCAGAGAGTTAATTCACTTTGTTTTTGGTGCGCCATTCAAAACAAGTGCCAATCCTGGTGCTAGTATTAGAATGATTTCACCTACAGTGCTAATATCTGGAGAAACTCCAGCTGGAAACACAGCACTTGTATCTTTCCCTGTAACTGTCATTCAAGACGCGATTTCTGCGCTTTTCGCAGCGCGCGAGACTACCGCTCTAATTGCTAGGGTTTGTCCAACTTGGATTCCAGGTCGTGGTCAGACGTCTGGCGGAATGGATGTATGTGAGTATTCACATAACTGGCACACTATTTTCGAAAATCTTCCGTATTCACAGTACAAAAATGGTATCGACTACAGAGGTCCTGCTGTTAGTTCTACGGATAACGATGTAGTGTATGGTGCAACTGGTGACAACCTTGATGGTGCTGTTACAGCCATCGCTTCTATGTACTACCCTACTAGTTCAGCTTATGCTGATAACTGGGCACCGGGTATCACTGTTCCGTTAATGATGGGCCCCATAAATTCAAATCTCTCTAACCGTTTCAGTTTCATTATGGATGGGACGGACAGATATTTCCAGTTAGATTCTAATCTAACTTATGATCACATATATTCAAGATGTGAAACGTACACTATTGCAGGCACAACTCACCCACTAATCTGGCCTGGACGTGAAAAGATTAACAATGTTAATGTTACTAGTTCAAGAGAGACTGGATATGAGTTATTCTCTATGATTTTCGATCTCAACGACGTTCCTTCAAATAAAGGTGAAAAAGAACGTTTTCCTAAAAGAAGAAGAGGTAAGAAAGGCAAGAATGCCGATAACGCAACTGAAGAGTAACTTTTAGTATTAATCATGCAGATTGAAAAGATAACGCGATCTTATTTGGTAAGTATCCTTGAGGAAGAGAAAATCCCTATAGTCTCGAATTCACTTCAGCTCTTACGCGAAGGTAAGTTGTCCACACCACGTTCCCCTTTATTCAAAGGAGAATCTGAAAAGGATGTAACTGACAACTACTTTAACTTGCTCTCCCGTACACCTGGTATCACGCATGATTTATATGAGTATGAGAAAAGCCGTATAACGAAAGTTGGTCCACAAGGCGGATATCCACCGTTTGACGACAGGAAAGGTAGTTTTGAAGATTACTTTACCCTTCCTGGTGCCATCAACTACAGCTCTTCTCAACTCGACGATCTGGCGAAACGTGTTAGAGACCACCTTTTCGGAGGCAAACGTGATCTCAGACCTTGGTCATACGAGCGCATTCTAAAGAAAGGACAAATTGGCGGCACGCTTAATACCAATTCCGGATGTCCCAGTTATGGAAGAAGATCTGATTCTACGATTCAGGCCCGTGCAATCAGAGATGCGCTTTCTGGAAAATGGAGAGATTATCCAGCTATTCTCGGATCCAGAGGACAAAGACAAGCCGACAGGTTTATATTTATGTTTCCCTTCTCGACTAACTTAATCGAACAGTCGTTCGTAAATCCAGTTCTAGATGCAATTAGATCAAATTCTGTTCCTAGCTTTAGTGCTTGGGAGGGCTTTGATAAAGTTGCACTTACGCTAACTGAACAGGGAATTTCGAGTAGTAAGACCAAGTGTTCTACCGATTACATTAAAATGGATAAACATTTTGGACCAGACCATTTTGATTTTGTATATCGCGTGTTGGGACCTGTATTTCAGGAGTCCGTGAGAGCCCAACTTTTAGAGACACTAACACACTGTAGCCAGATTTCGGTATTGGTAAGTACTGATAAACTTTACACTGGATCTCATGGTATGCCCAGTGGAAGTGGATGGACAAATCTCGCCGAATCGATTGTTTCTCTAGCCATTATGCTTACAGTTGAAGATCATTATGGTGAGCTTGCAATTAAGCAAGTTCTTGGCGACGACGGTTTGATGATTTGGAATTCCATTATTTCTGATTTTCCTGATGTATTCTCAGAACATTCTAAAAAGTTCGGACTAGTTAGTTCTCCCGATAAGCAAAGAGTGGATGAGAAAACTTGTGTCTATCTGCAACGTTTCTTTGATGTTAGAATCAGGACTCAATTAAGCGGTAAAAGTGTTGTGGCAGGTAGTTATCCCGGTATTCTAGCTTTAAATACCGCGATGAACCCAGAGCGGTTCCACGACCCAGTCAAATGGAGTAGTAGTATGGAGTCACTCCGATGGATAATGATATTAGAGAATTGTAACCAGTCTCCTGTGTTTCACAACCTAATTGACTACTTTATTAAGGGTGACAAGTTCAAGCTTGGTCTTGTTATCCCAGGTTTCCTTAAGCGCGGGCTTTCTCAGGCCTATAAGGTTGCTAAAACCCTTAGAGATTTTGTTCCAACGTACACTAAGTCCTCCGTAGAGAGAGGGATTAACGACTTTGCTGTCGTGAAGTACTTGAAAACGAAACGTCTTCGCTAGAGGCGGGGGTTGGAGAAG